GACCCAGCGCCTCTAATAACCCTACTTGCTCCTAGTCCCCAGTTTGACCCTATTTTAATAAATCTAATAATATTATTGCTTGAATTATTTATAGCCGCACCTATAGGAGAGGTATCTTCTGCAATTCCACTAAACGAATAAGCTCCATTTGTCGTAGAGGCTAAAGTTATGGGTAAAGTGGCGTTAATTTGAGTACTGGCAGTCCCTCCAGTTGTACCCGATGATGCTAAACTTATATTAAGCGTCCTATTTGTTATTTGATATACAGATTTTACCGTAGTTACAGAAGTATATGTCATAGACCCCGAGGCTGAATATGTGGGCAACCATTCTAACCATCTTGTCTCATAAATAGGCTCTTGTATAAGATTAGCATTGGTAAAGGCAGGTACAGTCCAAGTATATCCAGCTCCCGCAGATAAGGTAGCAGCAAATCTTCCTACATTGACACAAATGTCTGAAGAAGCTAATCCAACTAATGTACTTACATATTTTTCATTTGTTATAGTGCTTGAAAAATCACTATATAAACAACCATAAGGTATTCTTGAAATACCTATTTGCAAAGTTGCGTCAGATGCTTTGAAAAATATATAAGCAAATAAATCTATTTCTCTAGTAGCTAATTCAGCACTGCCAGCATTAAAAGCATTAAATCCAGCTCCAGTAGTTATAGACAAAGCTCCGGTTATCCATTTTAATTGATTTCCAATCCATATACCCACAGGGTTAGTAGCACTAGGGTCTGTATCGGCTAAGGTCTTTATAGCTACAGTTAAATTGTTAGAAGCTACTGTAGGCACTATTTTACCATTTATAAACCCTTGGTTTCTTGCTCCAGTAGGTGCTACAAACACAGACCTTCTTGTGTCTGTAATATTAGCATTGGTGATTGTAGTGACAGATATCCCAACAGCTATTTCAGCTAATTTATAGTGAGAAGCTGGTGTGGCAGGCACAGCAGGTGATCCAGAAGGTGTCCCAGCTACAGCTACAATACTAGCTACTCCAGTTGAGGCATCTACTTTAAGACAGATTATATCTATTCTTGCCTGTACTCCAGCTGTTCCAATAGTTACGGTCTCACTTGCATCAGAATAAAACTCATACATTACATTTGCATTTGTTCCTGAACCATAAAAATACCCAGTCCCAGTAGCTACAGCTACAGTCATTGCAGGAGTACCTGATTGAGTAACTTTAAGCCCATCAAAAGATACACCTTCATTTATAATAAAATTTCTATTTGTTCTAGCTAAATCCTCAGCTGAGGTAGTAAATGTATCTCTGTAACTTACATCTATTGCCATATATCTATATTATTACTTAATAGATATAGTTTACCATCTGTTGCCTAGACTAAAAGGTAGACAATGCAATTCTTTTCCAGCTGTTTGTTGCCACACAAATAAAAAGATAAGTTGAATTCCAACATATTGTTCCTTTTTGTCCAGAAGCACTGCTTGATGCAGGAGTATTTTCACCCGTTAATATTATTTTTGTACCCTGAACTTCAAAAACATCCAATGATCCAGATATAGATAATTTATTTGAAGCGTGGGCATCCCAATTTAATTCAATGGTTGATGTTATATCTCCACCTGAATTTTGCGTACCTAAAGAAATAACATCACTCTGTATAGTTATACTATCTCCTCCGGGGGTATCATATTGCCCTATTCTAAGTTGATTTGTTTCTAAAAAAACATTCCCAAAATTAGTACCAATAGCCCTCTGTTGTCTTTCTAAATCACTTATTCTTTGCTCTAATTGTTTTATTGTCTGGATTAAGTCTTGCTCCTGTATACTTGTACTCATATATTTATGCTATTGGTGATATTGTTAATTTTATGACCTCTTCTCCTGCATCAGATATTCTTACATCTATCCCATATATTCTCATCGTAGTATTTATATCTATGTATCCATACTTTATTCTGACTGGCACTATATCTCCTACATCATACTTCCCAAAATCATCATAGGCATTATTTACGGTTATATCATAAAGTGGCTGTTCTGTCTTTCTTACTCGGATAAACTCATCAGCTCTAGTGTCTAATGTAGTCTGTTGATTGACTGACTTCTCCTGTATTCTACCTTCTAATAATCCTATAGCAGTAATCAGGGCTGTATCTGTCTCTGTAGAGGTTAGTCTGGCATCTCCCAAACCCTCACCTTCTACAATTACTGAGTTAAACATATCTGACAAAGTCCTTTTCCTGCTCCAAGATTGTATATTGTTTTTTAACCCCTCACCATATTCTAATCTAAAGCTAGTAAGTGTAGCCCCTATTTTGGCAGATACATTGAACACCCCCAAAGTATTGTTCTTAATACTGGGAGTTATAAGGAAGTCAAATCCATTTATAACCTCAGTTAGCTGGATAATCTTTTCCCCTATCTTCTCATCTAAATATGCTCTGTCTCTATTTTGTGTAGCCTCAATTGTCCCCTGTGTAATCCCTAAATTACCTCCTGACAGCCCCTGTGTAGTGTTTATAAGCCCCCAAGCTATCTGCCCTGCATCTGTAGAGGTATAACTATTGCTAGTATATCTCTTCTCGCTTAATATGTGGAATATCTCGGTACATTGTACATTAACTGTTCCCTCATCATCTTGTGCATCCTCTGTAATCTCCCAGATAACTCCAGCCCATATTAGTTTACTTGCTCGATATATCAATAATCTAGTCACTCCTATATATAATGGGAACCTCTCTAGTCTTTCAGTAGTCAATGGCAGGCTAAAACTAGCCTTACCAGCCCTGTTTAACTGATAGGAGTAGCTTCTATTCAAAGCCTCTGGCAATATCTCCTTTTGCCCTGTTCTAAAGTCCCATAATATATACTTATATTCCGACATAGGTATTGTACCAAGTTATTACTGCCTGTGTGTCTGATGTACCTCCTGAGTCTAGGTATAGTGCAAGGTTATTATTCCCAGGTGCTAATGTTATAAATTGTGAGTCACTAGTTACATACTGGAATATAGATGTTCCAGATTGGGTGACTGTTAGATCCTCTCCTGTAATCTGTATTTTCTGCCCTGCTGTTAGGATAAGTCCATCTACCTTGAATAGTATCCCTGTAGTCTGATTGAGTATAGTGAACCCTTCCCCTGGACCTGTGATCTCTATATCTACAGTAGCAAATCCATTCCCTGAGTTGGCTAAAGTAGCTGCACCTGACACAGACCCCAATAGCACTGGCAATGTCCAGGGTAAAACTGCCCCTGAGGCTACTCCTGTTTGTGATAGGGTAGCAGAGTTTAGGTTCCCACTTGTAATAGTCCCAGCTGATACATATATTGAGAAGCCTATTGTCTGATATGCTCCTGTCCTCTCACCTTCATTTACAGCAGTTCTAAGATGTCCCTTGAATGTGTATACCTCAGCATCATCTGTAGTATAGACAAAACTTACCTCCTGATTAGTAGCTGGGTATATAGCCTTGAGTAATGCCTGTCTCTTAGTGTAGAAGTCTGATATATCTGACCCTCTTACTGCAATGTCTATAGAAACCACTTTGCTATGTGCAAAATTAGACACAAAACTAGCCTTATTAGACTGTGGAATATTAAAGGCAGAGAACTCTAGCCCTCCAATCAATAACCCCTCTATATTGGCTAAATGATAGTCTCCTCCTATTGTAGCTGTAATCCCATTAAATGCTAAAGTTTCCATATTATGATAATCTTAATTTTTGTGCCATATAAGAAGCCCCTAATTCCCAGTCTACACCACTTTTAATATTCATAGTCTCAATGGTGATGCCTCCACCTCCAGCTGTCATTCTTCGGCTCTCTTCATTAGTAAATACATCAGCTCCTTTTGGTAGATTGACAAGTTCTGGGCCTCTCTCACCCACTACAGCTAATCCTCCAGAGAAGTTTCTAACACCATTTGCAAATCCTGGAATTTTACCTTTTAGAAAACCTCCCACAGCACCAAAAGTATCAGACACACCTTTTCCTAATCCTTGCAAAGCTCTTTGAGTTGCGGTTACAATGTCAAGAAGTTTAGAAAACATCCAAATAGCCCCCGCTACTGTGTTTACTATTCCAGCTATTGCTACAAGAAGTACCGCACCAATAAAATTGGCAAAGTTTTTTATAGTTCCTTCATTATCTTTTATAAGTTGTCCAAACCTGCCAAACGCTGGTATTAAATCATTTCTAATTACAGCACCAACTAAATCAAATGAAGGTTTTAACCATTCCCAAGCCCACCTTAATTCTTCTAATTTTTGTTTTGCTGAATTAATTGCATTTACAAAAAATGCTGTTATATTTTGTGACACCCCTAACCAATTAATTGAACCTAAAGATGTGTTTAAAAGATTTACACCGTTTTGCACTAAAGATAATAATGAACCTTGGGCAATAGTCCCGTCTTCAGCAAGTCCTAATAATCCAGCTGCCATTAACTTTATATTGTCCATCAATGTTGAGAATGTACCATTAAGTGTTTGAGCACCTCTATCCATACCTCTATAAAACAATCCTCCCTCAGAAGTAGCAATAACAAAAGCTTCAGATACCATCTCAGCACTAATAGCTCCATTTTCCATTTCTTTTTTTAAAACAGCCATAGATTTACCTGTTTTTTCAGATATTATAGTTAACGGATTAAATCCCTGATTAATCATCTGTAGCAAATCTTGTCCCATTAGCCTACCTGTAGACTGTACCTGTGAAAAAGCAAGAGTTAATCCCCCTAATTTGTCTTTATTCCCCATAGATACATCCCCAAGCATTTTAAGGTTTTTCTGACTATCTTCTACAGATATTCCAAAGGATAACATTGTTTGAGTAGCTTTAGCTAAATCGCCAACTTCAAAAGGTGTGGTAGCTCCCATCTTTTTAAGGTCTTTAAATACTTGCCTTCCCTCTTCAGCACTTCCTGTTAAAGTCTCAAAACTAGTAGATAATGATTGTAAATCCGCAGCTGTTTTTATAGCAAATCCACCAGCTACTGTCCCAACAACGCTTAAAATCTTGCTATATTT